CACCAGCGTCTAAGTGAAACTCATAAGTTAGAGCATAAGCACTTACTGGATAATCACTTGCAAGATCATCCCTACGCCAAGCCCAAAAATCTCCAAGCACAAGTTTACTTGGTTCTTTAGTAGTATAATTGATTCTATCAAAAGCGTTAGACAAGTAAAAACCTCTCTTATTTATAGATTAATCTACTTATAACACTAAGGTTCTTTGCTGTATTGTCAATATTAAAAAGTTAAATACTTGTTATTTCCAAGAAGTAGCAAAATTTTGTCTATTTATACCTTTTCTTGTCTTTTGTTTTGTTTTTTGTGGACTATTGTTGTCTTGTATTAATATTTTTTGTTCTATAACATCAAAATTTGGATTTAAAATATAAATAGCTGCAAAATTATAAACAAGAGTATCTAAGGCTTCATTTCTAGGTCTTATCTGCTTCCATATCAAAGACTTCTTACCTCTTATCCATTTAGTAACTCTTTTTTCTGCTGTTAGTTGTTTAAAATATTCTTCATCTAAATCAGAGCAAAAGTGTAATGTAGTAGATTCAGGATCAGTAGATAGCCTTGCAAATATAGCTTCTTTAGCAGTATCAGTACCAACACCATAAAGTACAGCTTTATTTTTACCAACAAATGTAGGTCTATTAGCTATTGGTTTACCAGCTTGTGATAAACCTTTAATAGCAAATATTCTTCTGGCTTGTCGTGGCTTAGTAAACTGATAAACCATATTAGTATGATGTCCACCTGAATCCAAACAAGCAGATGATATAGGTATAATTCTATTTGTTTCAGTTTTAAATCTTTTCTTTAAATAAATATCTAGTTCTTGCCATACATTGAAAGCATTTGGATCACCCCAAAATATCTTATAGTCTAATACCCATGCTTCATAGTTTTTACCCCAACCTACTAGCTGACATTCCAATCGGTCTTTTTGTGTATCTACACCTGCTGTTATAACTAATACATCTTCAGGTACATTAGTTTTATCGTATGACAATCTTCTTTGTAATAAAGTGTCATACTCTACTGCATCTCCTTGTTCTTCCCATGATTCTCCTAATGCAGTATTAATAAATGTTTTTAATGTTTCAGGATTCTTTTTTGCTTCAAGAAAGTTTGTAGCCATTTGCGACCATGTACTCCAAACTGAATACAGTTCTGATATATGAAATCCTGCTGTATTGTTTGATGGATTTGTTGCTCTCCATTCACCATGTTTTAGCATCCATTGTTTTTTAGATTCTTCAATGACTGATCCACATTCCTCACAAGCATAAGCTGCTGTTTCAGGTTTATCTTCTTCCCATACAACATTCTTCCATTTTAATACTTGCTTATGTTCACATTCAGGACAAGGCACATAGTAGTAGCGTTTATCTGATTCTTCAAAAGCTGATTCTATTGCAGACAAGCCTTTTACTGTTGGAGTAGAACACATAAATATTTTTCTATTCCAAAATGTTTTGGTTCTCGCTATTGCAAGTGCAATAGGACTACCCTCACTACCAGCAGAAAGCTCATATCTATCTACTTCATCCATTAGCAATATTCTTATAGGTCTTGATGCTAAACCTGATGCAGAGTTAGAACCAACTATAGTCAAATGACCACCTGCAAATTTTTTGTGCATAGTAGTATTATTAGCATCTCTACTCCTAGCATCTTTGACACTACCTCTTAGCTTTTCACTATCTCTGATCATAGCTGACAATCTATCTTTACTAAATGCTTGTCCCATTTGTAATGTTGGTTGCACAATTAATATAGGTGAAGCATCTTGATCTATGTAATATCCTATTGCGTTTAGTATTATTTCAGTCTTACCAACTTGCGAAGAAGTCATAACAACTATTCTCTCAATGTTTGGATCATTGAAAGTGTCCATAATCTCTCTTTGATACTCGGCTCTACTGGTATTCCATTGACCAGCTTCAGCAGAAGATTCAGGTGATAACTTCCTGTAACGATCTGACCATTCAGATAGCTTTAGATCAGGTGGTGGTTTAAATGTCTGATGCGTGTTTTTCAACACGATCTGCATATTCTGTAGGTATTCCATTGTCTGCTAATTCATTAAGTGCATCATAGATGCAATCTTTTAGTAATTTTTCTGCTTCTGCATAGTTTTCAGTTGCAATCATCTGATGTGCAAGTCTTGATGGTATGCCAAGTAGCTTTGCTCGTACATTTGCAACAAAATCAGTCCATGTATCTTGTACTAATGGTGCTGGTATTAGTTTTCCCTCTAATTCTGACACTTCTAGCTCTGCTTTATCAGCTTGTGCCTTAGTTAAGCGTGTTTTTTCCTCTGCTATGTCGCCTGAACCACTTTTTTTGTGATAACCAGCTAATTTTCGCAAATAACTGATGTAAGCGTGTCTGCAAACATCAATATTAAGTGGTGATCTACCTTTTTTTGATGGTAATACGCCTTTTGTGATTAATTCAGAAATACTTTTAGTTGATAGGTCTAAGTGTTCTGCTACATCTCTTTGCGTTGCCATAAGCTAACAATTACCTAAATATATATAGCCAGTCGCTAGAAAAAAAGTGTGGTCGCGAATAACC